GTCGAGCATGAGGGACTCGGCGATACGCCGACCTGCGACCACCGCGGCATTCGCGGTCACGGCTCAGCGATCCACTCAAGCGGGGCGACATACATCCCCGGCGCTGAGTACCCGGGCATACCGTATGGGGTCACAGTGAACGCGCCCGAGGATGCATTCGGGGTGAGCAGGTCCCACTCATCGCCCGTGAGGAACAGATCCCCGCGGCGCGCATCGTCATTGCGGGTATAGCGGTAGTCGTCAATCCCCTCGGACTGCTTTCCCTCAGGGTTGAGGATCTTGCGAATGACGACGTTCGCCTCGATCATCGTCACGGTCGAGATCGACGGAGAACCTGCCGTGATGAGCTCGGCCATGAGAGGAATCCGCGCCAGGATCAGCGCCTCGACATCCCCAATCCATGCCGTGACCTGGGCGACCTCGAGAGGGTCAGAGATCGGGCGCCCGAGCCGGGTCGAAACATCGGTGATGGTCGCGTAAGACATCGGGCCGCCCTCTCTCTGATCGAATGACGCCTGACGGGTGCGCGCCGGCTGCTACTCAGCAGCCGGCGCGCGATCCGATCAGAACGCCGCGGTGCCCTTGGTGTAGATCGTGAAGGCGTTCGGGTCGCCGAGCACGAATCCGTAGTACGCCTCGACGAGCAGGAGCGTGAGGTTCTCCTGGAAAGCGGAGTGCCACGTCACGCCGTCGAAGTAGTTGGCCTCGGTCGAGACCTTCACGGTGATGTCCATGCCCACCCCATAGGCAGCCTGCGACCAGTCGCCACCGACAGCGCGGATCAGGGAGTCCGTTCCGCCCGCACCCGACGCGACGATCGCGACGGTCGGGGTGCCACCCGTGAGGGTCTTGCCGTTGATCGAGAACGCAGTGGCAGCGGCCGCAACGCCCGTGGTGATCGCGGGGAAAGTGATCACGTAGGAACTGCCCGCTGTACCGGTCACGGTCACGAGCGAGAAGATGCCACCCCACGACTGGATCGCAGACTGGAGGACGGCCGTGGTGACCGCGAACGCGGCCACGTAGGTGTTCCCGCCGGCAGACAGCGCGAACGTGCCACCGGTCGGGACGCCACCGATGGTGAGCGTCTGCACCGAGTCACCTGCGCGCCAGTACTTGCCCGAGATCCCCTTGTTGAAGTAGGCGGGCTGCCCGATGAGCGAGCGCGAGTCGATGGCCCCGCTCGTCCCGGTGGAGTGATTGTCGACCAGGAGCGGGCGCCCCTGTGCGTCGACCGCGAGCATGGCGTCGACCAGCAGGCGCGGGTCGGCGGCGAATCCGGTGAAGTCGAAGTTCCGGTCCACGACCTTGCCCATGCCGGTCACGAGGTCGACGAAGATCCCGCCGTTCGCGGAAGTCGTCGTACCGAGCGCAACCGTGTTGTTGCTCAGGGCCAGGTAGTCCGCGAACGGGCCAGCAGCGCCCGTGCGGATCGACTTGCCAGCGATGGCCGCCTGGTCGAACGCGCGAGACAGCGCGGTCGGGAGATCCTGCTGGAGCTGCTCGTACAGGCCGGCCGGGTTGGTCGAGATCACCTCGTCTGAGACGGGCACCAGGAGGGCGATCTTCTTGCCGGTCATCATCTTGACGCCAACGCCGACCTGCGAGGCGGGCTTGACGCCACCCTCACCAACCCAGTCAGCAACCGGAACGTCCATCGGGACGGGGATCGCGGTCTGAGCCGAGACGGACAGCGGGACACGCCGCGCGAGCGACATGACAGCCGACTGCTCGGACGCCTTCGCGAAGATGGGGCCAGCGAGGGTCGGGGGCAGGAGGCCGGAAGCGACGTTGGCGAGAGCAGTGGGGTTGATTGCCATGATGTGAAACTCCTCGAACGAAGGGGCCGTGGCCTACTGGCCGCGGGCGGTGCGAATGAACTCGGCGAACTGCTGAGCCGGGCTCCCGGCGCCAGAACCGTCGCCACTCGGTCCCTGTGACGGATCGGGCCGGGGGGTTGTCGGAGCGTTGAGCCGAGTCAGGAGCAGGTCAGCGCGTGCGCCGATCTCCTCCGCCGTGTCACCAGTCAGGAACTCCACGAGGTCAGCGGGGACGCCCTTCGCGAGCGCGACACTGTTGCGGGTGTTCTGCTTGGTGAGTTCGGCAAGGCTCGTGCGGGCATCGGTAGCCTCGCGCTGCGCCTTCTCGAGCTCGGAGAGGTTGGCGTTGTCGATCGCAGCCAGTCGCGCCGTGAGGTCAGTCACGGCCTTGTCTGCGGCCTTGCGCGCCTGACGCTCGGACTCGAGCGCCTTCTCTCCGTTCGGTCCGAGTGGCGTGTCGGCAGGTTCGCCCTGCTGCGGCTCGACGGGCTCGGGTGTGATGGGCTCCGGCATGTTTCTCCCAAATCGCTCGGGGTGGTGACCCGTTCCGCATCGCGCGGGCAGGTAGTTGGTGGGCTAGAGAATCCAGCCGTAGAGCGTGAGTAGCCGCTCCTGATCCACCTTGTCTGTGGCGATCTTGGCGATGCTCTCCGGCATGAGCCGGGGCGCCTTGAGTGCGCTGTATCTGCCGTTCTTGACGATCCCGCCTGCACGGATGTAGTCGGCCTGGCTCATCGACTTGTAGCCAAGACCTCGGCGCGTAGTGCCCTCGGTCGTGTACTTGATCGTTTTGCCGTAGACCTGCGCCGTCTTGAGCGAGCCCTTGCGGTAGGCATTGATGATCTGGCTCATGTCCGCGTCGAAGTCGCGCACCGCAGCGGCGTTCGACTTCGACCCCATGAGTCGCGCCTGTCCAGCCTCGTCGAGCGAGTCGAAGTGTGCGCGGGGATCGATCGTCAAGTCTCCTGCGATGGACTCAGATGCTGGGATGTGTCGGCAGTCGCAACCAGGGTGCCGTAGGAACCCCTGGTTGACCTTGAAGCGCTTGCCCGCGAGCACGACGCACCGACCGCACGACGGCGGGGTGAGCATCCGAACCCATCCCGTGACCGGACGGGCCTGAGTAGCCAGGGACTCAGATGCGCGCCCTGTATCCGAGAGCAGGGTGCCGACTGCCGTTGACAGCCACGACCCCGATGACACGAGCGCAGACGACGACGACGCACCGGCACCCACGAGTTGCTTAGCGTGGATCACGGCGCCATACAGGAGGCTGTCTACTGGCATCCCGTCGCCCGCTGTACCGATCAGCGACGCCGCGTTGACCTTTAGCCGAGGCTTGACCGCCGAGTGCTGCCCCGTCTCTGCTAGTACGGCAGGGATATAGACCTGCGCCGAGTCGGCAATCCTGCTCTGCGCGATATCCGTGATCGCCAAGAGCGTCGGGGCAATCCGCCCGTAGGACACATCGAAGTCGTCGCCCATCTTGCGCCACTGGCGACCGACCGCAGAGACCGCGGCTCCGATCTCGGTCCGCTGCTCGTTGCCGTATGCCTCAGCCGACGACGGGAGCGATTGGAGCGCCACTAGTAGCCGCCTTCGCTGCCGAGTCCTTCGCGAGAACCAGGCCTAGATACGGGTCCGTGCTCTCCTGCTCGAAGTACTGCGTTTCGCGCGCCTTGCGAGCCTCAGACCAGCCGAGCTCGTCCCACGCGCCCTGACGGGAGATGATCGGCACCCCGCCCGCCAACTTCTGTAGCGCGTCGGCCTTCTGCGAGAACGTGGGAGTGCCCGGGTCATGCCACTCGGTCGAGACCGTGTTGCCATCAGGCCACTTGCCGGTGCGGATGCGCTCGGCGATGCCCATGACCCAGCCGATACCAGAGCCGGTGGTCGAGTTCTTGCGTTCGATCGCCTTGACCATCCGCGACTCATCGGCACGGATGGCGCCCTCAGCCGCCGGATTCGATGTGACCTGGCCGAAATACGAGGCAGGGAAGCCGGTTGCACTCGAGGCAAGACGCCCGTAGTGGTTCACGGTGTCGTGGAAGTTCTTGAGGTCAGCGCCAGGCAATTGCCCGACCTTCACATCAGGGTTTCCGTGCGCGTACAGGCGACCTAGGTAGGTCTCCCATGCCGGGATCGGGTTGCCGTCCTGGTCGACGAAATCACCTTTGGATACGCCGAGGACGTACCGCTGCGGAACGGCCAGCGTCTCGCCCGCGAGTTGTAGGTTCGTCAGCGAGCGCGCCGCAGCATCGGTCAACTGAATGACGTCAGCCATCTCGGAGCGCCCATGCCACTCGCCCGTGCGACGACGGTTGAGGAACATGACGACAGGAACGCGCCCGAGCTTGTGCACGTCACGATCGACCTCGACGAAGTTGCCCTGCTGGACCTCAATCCAGATCGTCACGTTCGGCAGGTACAGAGTCAGGCTCTGCGGCACCCCGTTCACGAGGTTGTAGATCCGCAGCGCTGCCGAGATGCGCCGGGTGCGCTTGTCGACGCTGACCGTGATCTCGCGAGGAGATTCCACGGTGATCATCGGCAGATCCTTGGAGTCCGGGTTTGTGCCGACGCACATGAAGCCGCGCCCGTAGATCCCCAGATCCTTGTTCAGCATCGACAGGTCCGAGTCGAGGTTATTCGCCCGCCACAGGTCCATCAGGTGACTGTCAGCAACGTCTGAGCCCGGGAGCAGGAGCGCCTTCACGTCCTGCCGCTGCTCGATCGTGTCGACCACGACCCGGGGCCAGTTGACTACCGTCTCGAACCGGCGCAACTCCGGGGGAACAGCAAGCCCGAGCTGGTCGAGTCGCTGCTTTCCCTCGTAGTACTTCGACATCCGCTCGTCAGCGGCCCAATATCCAACAGCAGCCGCCGTGAGTGTGTTGACTATCTCGGTCTCGTCGGGAGTGAGTGCCACGAAATGCCCTCCCAGCGAGGATTAGGTCATCTGAACACGAACATGCGGTTATCAGTCGGTGCCGAACCCCAGCCGGCCGCCATCGAATCGGCGCGCGCCTCATACGCCAGCGCAGCACCTACAACGGAGTCGATCTTGCGGTCAGACTTAGTGTGTTCCTTGCGGACAAGGCGATGAATGCCCTTGTTCCGCACGTAGGCGTTAGAAAAGTGCTCCATAAACACCGGATCGCCCGAGTGCCACGCGGAACCGTTGATCAGGTCTGTGCGTAGGCGATCGAGCGCGGCGCCCATGGCGACATCGCGGGTTGTTGCCCAGGACTGCACCAGTTCGTCACCGAACTCGTCCTGTAGGGCCTCGATGTCAGTGCGCCACTCGTGCGGGTCCGCGTACATGCGGACCACGTTGTAGGTCTTGAACGTCTCGCGCGCCTTCGCCAGAACGTCAGCGCGGGGGACTTCCCACCAGTTGCCCGCGGGACCTTCCGGCTTGGCCCATATTCCAAGCGGAAACAGGAAACCATCGGACAAGCGGCACCCGATCAGCACCGTGGAGTCATCGTTGAGCGAGCCATCGAAGCCAACAGCGATAGCCTCGCCGGCCGCAACCTCGTCCTTGCGGACCTGGCGCTTCACGATGTCGTCCGCGATCCACGCATCCTTCGACGACATGGGCCGATTCAGGAAGTAGCGGGCCGCTGTCTCCTCGTCTGGGCAGATGCGGATATCGAGCATGTCCCGGTACTTGCGGTCAAGGTCGATCCACTCCGACGCGGCCCCGTACACCTCGCGCAACTGGCGCATGGTGCGGTCCTTGTCCTGAATGTCGATCTTGCCAGTAGCCTCGACGTGGTTGACGAACACGGACGCCGGGAGCTCGTGCTTGCGCCACAGGGTCAGCGTCGTCTCGAACACCGAACCCTCACCGGGCCGGTATGCGGTCGAAGTCTGGTGCAGCCAAGCGTCAGAATCCTTACGCTTGCCGAGGTTTCGAGCGATCGTCGCGTACATGTTCCGCAACTCAGGGAGCACATACAGGTGAGTCTCATCGGCCACGACGTGAGTCTCGAGGCCGCCATCCTTCGACGCGGCACCCGACGTACATGCCCGGATCTCGCCGCCCTGAGGCAGGTAGATCGCCGACGCCGACTGATACCGGCGCACGCCGCCCGCGCCCCCGTAGACCTCGGGGTGCATGTCCTGGCCCCACTCGCCAGCAATGAATGCCACGTTCGCGAAGGTGTTGCCCGCCTGACTTTCTTCCGTTGCCAGGCACTTGATCAGAGGCGAGTGAACCGGACGCGCCACCGGCTGACCATCAGCGCCCCACCCATCGAACCGGACGTTGCCAAACGCCTCGGCAGTCGCGATCAGACCGGCGATCTCCGACTTTGCGCGCCCCTTCGGGCGAGATAGGACCGCCTCCGTAAAGACGCGACGACCGGTGAGAGGGTCGATCTCATAGCACCGGATGATGTGCTCACGCATCTCGTCATCAAGGTCGATCGGCTCGCCCTGGATGTCCCCGATGCCGTGGCACTCATACTCGTGAATCCAGTCCAGAACCTCATACCCAACCGAGCAGACATGCCCATCGAACAACGGGCCAGCCCACCGGGAGAACTTGCCGGCCATCACGCACCAGTCTTGGCGGCCCTGGCGCGATCCAGCGACGAAACCTTGGACGAGGCCCCGCTCGAGGCATAGGCGCCACGGGCACCGCCGCGCTGCTGCGGACGCTTGGCTGCCTCATCCGGCAGTCGTAGGGACGCGATGAGCTGCTTCATCAGGTTCGCCGTCGAGTTCGCCAGCGAAAGCGCGTTGTCGATCTTGAGGCTGTAGTCATCGGTGCTCAGGTCATGGACCAGAACAACCCAGGTGTCGACGTCGCCGCGCAGAAGATCATCGAGCTTGTCCAGGCGATCCTTCGAGCGGCAAACCTCGAGGAGGGTGACCTGCTGGGCAGCATCAAGCGTGTGCGCCTCAGTGATCGACTTCCATAGGTCACGGCCGCCAGAACCAAGGCCGACAGGTGCTCGTAACGCGCTCATCTCGGCCTCCTCAGGCGGCATCGCACCGCACGAACGAGGGCGTCGCGCCAGCGTCCGGTCAAACATTTCAGGTCTGCGAACTGCGAGGCCCC